GAAGAAGAGAAACAATTTCTAATATTTGGGATCGTCAGGATAAACGTAAGACAATCCAGAATTGACTCCACCCAAGGTGGAAAGCTGAAAATCAGGACCTGCAGCCTTGAAAACATTTACGTCAACGGACGTAGGAACACCTTCTGGGGCTACAAGCTGGTTGATGACCCAAACAGAAATATTAGCTATGCCATAGTTGGCAGGGTTAGCATTTCCAGGCAAGGCCCATTCAGTGGGAGCCTTGTAAGGGACGTCAAAGGTGATATCTTGCATGTTGGGACCAACATCAACCATAACACCATATTGGTTGGTAGCAGAAACTATGTCTGCTGGGGCAGCTTCCAAGAAAGGAAACTTTGTGGTATAATTTAGGGCAATCCACAACCGCCCAGTGTGAAATCCACTACACACAAACTGGAAACGATAACGCAAGGATCCATTCCATTTGGAAAAGGGAACAGACACAACATCAACAAGGGGCCAGTCCACCGTAGTGCCAGGTACAAGTTGATCAGTAACTGAATCTGAAACTGGATTGACCACTCCTACACCGGTACTCCACAAGATGCCGTCTACGGCACTGGAGGTTGTCCATTTAAAAGTAGTCAAATAAGTGGACTTTTGGGCGAGGAAATCGATGCGCATCTCATCTGCATCTGTGCCAAACAAAGATGGCTCGCATTCCACATTGGTTGATGGGTACAAAGCCATCACGTCACAAGGCTCAATGTTCTGAGCATGGGACAAGTAGGGCATAGCTTGACGCAAAACAGGATCTCCATTCAAGGTCCAGCTAGGCTTGTCCATTGCAGCTATGGGAAGAGTTGCTGATGCCTTCTGCTTGACATCAAACTTGTCACCAGTGATGTTTAATGGAAGAGAAGCGGTGCCAACATCGCCAAACTGTTGATGGATCTTATTGTGCCACACTGACACCTGGTTTCCCTGTGGCACTCCCTCTCTCTCATCAAAACCCATCGAATAAGCGAGAAGAGGAGTTACTATGGCATTGGCTCCTACTTTGGGCACTGCATGAAAAACTCCAGCTCGCGTTGCATCTCCAATGGATCCATACACACAAACATTAGCAACGGGTTGTCCAACTCCATTTGCAGCAGTGCGCGCACCAATGACTCCACAGATAATGGTTCCAGGTGAAAACCTACCTCCCCCACTTGTCTTTAGTGGTGTTGGAAAGGCATAATTAAGATATGCGTCATAAACAGAAGAGTATGGTATTTCCAAATTGAGATAAGGTGTATCACTATAGGCCAAAGCCGCAGGACCACGTGAACCAGCTTTGAACTGCATGGAGAGGGACACTGTGGGATCGTTTAAAGCCCATCCACTCTTTGGAAGCAAGTTTAAAACACGCCACGTGAACTGTTCTAGTTGGATCGTTGTTAGTCCAGTTTGAACAGTACCTCCAGGTACTAAACCCATGGAGGCGGGACTCCACCAAGGTTGAAACTCAGCCTCAGGCGACGTCCAAGTGGTGACATCCTCTGGCAAATTGTTAGACATCATCGGCAAAAACATAGCAAAGTATCTTTTGTCTGAAGCTGGTATTCCTGCAGCATCCCCAGTGGAAAAAGATTTTCCAGTTTCCGCAAACTCAAATGTGAATTTCATTGATCCACGAACCATGCCATACATGCCGAGAGTATCATTGACAAAAGAACATGGAAACTGCCGATTAAACAATATTGAAGCATCAAAAACACAAAAAGCTGGAAGGTTGCGAAAAGCCGTTGTCGTGCCAGAAACTTGCAAGGGGGCGTCAAACAAAGGCATGCGACGCTTGATAATATCACGAAATGATGTGTAGTTCTCCTCCCCATTGACGTGCAACTTCTTACGTGGTGCGTGCATTTCCGGTCCCAGAGCGGGAACTTGTTCTTCTTCCTGCTCTTGAGTGGGAGCTAATGGAACCATCTCTGCGTTGGGTTTCGCAACTCGTTCTGCCACAGGTCCAGTGATGTTCTTAACAGTGGGCAAGTAAACCTCTAGGTTTTCAACATGGTAAGACGCTGACACCCACAAAGCTGTAGAGGCCCCAGTTGAATATTCAAGTCCATTGAGAACCTGCAGCATGACTCGTCCCAGAGTGAGTGTTTCATCTGAAGTCGTAGTGGGTAAATAGGGTTGCGTATGAATGAAGGGTATTCGCAATTGGGCGGTGGTTGAAGTACTTGCATTCAACATAACGTGCTGCATAGCAGTTCCATGCACCTTGCTAAACTTCATTGAAGTGGTGGTGGTTCGTGTCAAGGGAGTCCAAGAAGCTAGCAACATTCCTTGATGAAAACGAGTTCCATTGAGTTGAAAAGTGATGACCCAATCACCTTTATAGTAGGTGAATTGTCGAAACAATCTGGTGAAAGGACTATCAGGGAAGGAAGCGTCTGGTAAAGTAAAATTCATCAAAGGACTGCCATAAGATGCAGTAGAATCCCATGAAACTTGATTCAAAAAGTTTTCTCGCTCTGCTATGGTCTTGATGGACCAGGGAGCTTCCAACATGGAATCAGCCAGAGGACGAGTGCGAACCTTTTGCAATTTGTCTTGAACAACCATGCCCTCCTGTGTTGTGAGGGTAACACCCTTTTGATCAACCTTGGCTGGTTCCGAAGCCATAGCTGAGGACCCAAGGTCTCGCATGTGCTGCATTTGAGGAATAGCAGTGCGTTCACCAAGCTGGTTTTGCGCTAGAAGAATCTCTTCGTTGCTTGGTGGCAAAGAAACCCCACAATGCATTTCAGAAAAATTTCGCACAAGTTGCGTATAATGAGGCAAATGAATGGCCTGGGGGCTCAGGCGCTTTAAAGCAACGCAAATGTCGTTGCGCAATGCGTCAAAGAAAGGGCGTCCCTTGAACATGGCAAAGCGCAATGATGTTTCGCAGTTGACCAACGTCATTTCCATAGGATCTCCATTGTCATGGATCCAATTGGTGAGACGGAAGATAGTGCGATCAGCCATCTGAGGTACGTACATGATTGGAGAAATATCAGGCACAATTGCAAAATGACGCTTGAGAAAAGTGACTTCCTGCAAAGTCATAGATTCAGCAAAATCCTTCGAATTCTTGGACGCGGGGGTTATGACGATACCATGCTCCAAAAGTAAAGCTGCGATTCGCGTTGGGTTGTAGAAGGGCATCAAACTGCGAACAACAGCTCCAACATTGTCATCTCCATAAATCTTGAATCCAACGCTTTTGCGGAAGATTGCAGCATCAGCCAAAGGCTTGGGAACAAGATGAAGATAGGCATAGTACATGTAGAAGCAATTAACAAGAGTGTTGAAAACAACCGTGAGAGGAGACCCTGAGGGCATACCTCCATGCTTGACATAGAAAGTATCACCACAAATTGCAACAGTATGGATCATTTCTTCAACCAATACTTTGCGAACTCGATAGGCCTCCTCTCCATCGTCGTAAAATCGCTGTACCAAATCAAGAACAGCCATGGTCACTTCTGCTGAAGTTCGACCATCGAAATTTTCGAAATCCAAATCAAACATGTTATCTGAAACAGACAACAATTGACGAGCAAAAATATCCCAGTCACTGGACTCAGGATCGCAACCCACAGCGCTAAAGCTGCTTTTGTGAAGGGAATAAAAATGTCCACAAAAGCTCAAGAAATACTGACGGACCAACAACGTATAGTCAACTTGTGGAATGCAAAAAGCTCTGGTTTTTGCTTGCTCAATTTTGGCGATAGGACGCAACTCATCCTTCAATGAATCTGTCCATACGGATTGAACGCGATTGCCAAGCTTAGCCTGTTCACGCCTTTCAGCCAAAAGTTGGTGAAGCAGAGGGGAAACCAATTCATACGTTCCATCTTCACGTTGTGAAAACAAATGTCCCTTTCCAGGACAACCTGGTTTACGAAACCCATAACCTGCAGAAGACTTCATGCACAATCCATCCATGTACTTCATGCCACGAATTCCATTAATGGATTCTTCCAGCGTAAGAACTCGACGTGGATAACAAGTATCGGGAGAAACAAACATATCGGTATAAAAATCAACAACTTGGTCCATAATAAGACCATCAAAAGGTCCAGTGGGGTTTCCATACTTTTCAATGGCTTTGAGAATGATACTTTGACCACGATAAGCCTCTCCAATGCGAGGGTCATCTGGCCGCAAGACAGCAGGTTCATCTTCATGTGCACGCACCTGATCATAAAGAAGACTTGGCACAATGTGAGTTGAGTCAGCCATCCTCACAGCTGCCGCTCTTGAACATCCTCCAAGTATGGTAAAATCGCCACGCGGCACAAATTTGCTCTTTTTCCCTTCTAAACACATGTTAGGAACAACGGGTCCGCGTTCACCTTGGGCTGGACAAATAGCATCCATGTGTGCCAGCTCAACGCTAGTGAGAAAGTCTCCAATGCCAAAATTCTTGTAAGATGCAACATGGATACCAACAATGCGAGCTTGCATTGAAGGATCGGAAACCAAAATCAAAGCTCCACAATCACCAACTTGGGTTGGCGCTGTGTATTCCAACGTTACAGGAGTTGCGAAACGCGCACTTCCAATAGTGTAGGAAGTAGTGATTTGTGAAACCTTGATATCTGGCAACATAGTGATATTCAACTTCCCTGAACGCATGCTTATCAAAAAGCCTGGCTTGCGATGCATGTGCTCCAAGTAATTGTCATCAACCACTTGTTGAGATCTGTCCTTGAATGGAGCGACTGTCACAGGCAATTCATAAAAAGCCAGATCTCTCAGTCGTCCATTTTCATCAGTTTCGGGAAAGCGTTGTAGTTTTCTGCGTTCAAACAGAAAGCGTGTTTCTTTGCCCTTCCAAAGAACTGACATTTGGCGGCCATCTTCTACCAAGTCGCCACATGGGCAGAAAAAGTGATAGGGCAAGATGACGGAACGCGAGCGCAAAACAAAACCACCCATGCCAAAAGCAGAATCATCACTTGGATTATGCACACGCATGTAAACCATATTTTGAGACAGAAGCTCAACCCACTTGTTTCCTTCAGGATCATTGGGACTCCCAGCAAAAGAAAACATGCTTTCACCGTTTGCGGCAGCCTGGCGCGCAGCTGTGAACTGGCGTTTCTTAAAGCGAACACTAGTTGCTTCATGCTTAAGATCACCAGGTGAAGGATTCGCCATATTAGGAACAACAACATCACTGGCAAAATGAGACCAAGCAAAAGCCACAGCACCGAAAACAGCAGCAGCAACTCCAGCTCCAGCAACACAGGTGGAGATCCAAGGATGTTCTTCCAAGAATTTACGAACACCCGAGCGAAGGCATTGGTATCCTTCAGCAATAGATTGGGTTCCATCGGAGAGCTTCTTGAAACTTTTACGCACAAGGGGCTCTCGAAAAAGATGATGCCAATCCTCTTCACTCATAATTTTTGAGTTGCTCAGGTCCTGACTAGTGGTATTCTCCACTTGTGAACAAGCAGTTTCAAAATCAAGATCAATTTCAGTAGGCTCGTCAGTCAAGTCACGAACCTCTTGCGCCATAGCCGCTACTGCTTCCAAGCTATTTACACGACTTGTAATACAGTGTTTGCGATTGTACACAGTAGCTTCCATTTGTGGCAAAGCAGGACGCTCAAGAGCTTTAACCTGCTCCAACAGTCCAGAGAACAAACCCCCCTGCAAAAGGAAATTCATTCTTTCTTCATGAACTCGGTAGGCCTTTCGCAAATCAAGGAGCATTTCCAAGGTGGTCATCTCAAGTGGCTCTGCACGATGATCCATGGAATTGCGTTTGAGCCATTGAATGTGACCCAAATTAGCCGCAATCTCCATGGGGACTTTGGCCATGTCAAGTTGGCCACCAGTTGCATACTCTGGTCTCACTTTGCATTCAAGCAAATAATGACGCCTTCGCCACACGGCACCTTGTTTGGTAACCTTTTGAGACGTTGGATATCCAGTGTTGGATGACAAGACCAATAATCGTGAAGTGAAAGGAGTGGCCTTGACACCAATGGATGCATTATCCAAAGAAGCCATTGGGGGCATATAATTCGTTGAATTGACCATTCTAATGAGTTCCAACGCATCCTCACCATCAGCGCTCTGAGCATAATCATCCATCACGACAGCAAACTGACATAAGTATCCATCAAAGTAATCTGATCCAGGAACTCGGGAATAGACACGCAATCTCTTTGGAATTTCTGGTGGCACAAGTGCTTCAACGATTGCCTCTGTGGCAACGGACTTACCAATTCCTGCATCACCATAAAGGTAGACGCAAAAAGGCACTGGACGCTTGCTGTCAATAACCCCTGAAACCACAGCTAAGTGGCGCACAAAATCATCAACCAATTCAAGTCGACGCAAGATGCGATTGTACATGCCTGGGGCGCAACGAGCTAAGCAGCTCAACTTTGAGGAAATCTTTTCTCCTCTCTTTTTGAGACATGCCAATTGGTATTGAAGCTCTGCATCATGGACCAGTAAAAGCTTGTTACTATCCACACAAAACTTTTCCGTTTCCATCATCCATTCTTCAACGTCCTCTTCCTTAAGAGCTTGCAACCACAGTTGCTCTGGGCAAAGTTCTTCAAACCACGCAGCAACTCCAGGTGGTAAAATTGTAGCAATGCCACCCATTAAACTGGCAAGATTACGTCCTGCAGGAACACACAAATTGACCATCCTCAGACTTTCTACCACTTTAACAGTAGATTTGTCGTTGAACGCTCCCTTACAGACTCCCAAACCTATTAAGGCCACCAAAGCACACAGGATCTCTCCAGGGCCGTTAGGAACAGCTAAACGCTCTTCCACACCAGTTGTATCTAGTTTCGTCACTGGTGATGGCGTATAATAGGCCCAAATCTGGGTCAAATATTCAACAACTTTTCCTTGATAGGATAAGATATTGAATGTAGTGCAAAATCGGATTGCAAGGGTCGTTAAACCAAGGGGGTGCGTTTGCAAACACTCTCGAATAAGATCAAGAAATAGACACAACAACTCTTGAGAAACGGGTGAAGTTTCTGTCAGATTAGTCCATTGCTTAACAGAGGCAATAATTTGGTTCACGTTCAAACCAACTTTTCTCAATTCATCTGCGGTCTCCGCCACTCGATCAAGTGTGGCAGGAGCTCTTTCCATAGTAGCTGCGAAATTGCGAGCTGTCGCAACACCAGGTATAAATTCCATTTGGGGTTGAGCAATGCGTTCACGCAACAAAAGTGCTCCACCCATAGTAAGACTTACAAGCCCCGTTTGAATGAACCAGCGATGTTTCAAAAGGAATTCCCTCCAAGAAAATTGGACTGGTAGGAGTGCGCCTTGAGGTGTTACCTCACGTTCTTCATCAACACCTAGGCCTGAAACGGTCGTTCTAATGGCCATTAACAAGCGAGTCAAATCATCAACAACAATAGCCCACAAACCATCAGGGCTAGTGCGTCCTTGAATGACTCGGTTGATCTTGGCGAATATCTCGGACGCTTCAAGTTGTAGGCTCATAACACTTCTGGCAGGGGGATCCACTTTAATGGCCCCCCAGGGTTGAAACACACTTGAGCTTCCCAATCCCCTTAAGAAAGCACAAGTATGCAAAGTAGCAACCACAGTTTTCTCTCCAATAACATGGGAGAGGACTTCTAGCGCGTTGTCGTTAGTGCATGGAGTGCACAATTCTCGAGTCCATCCTTTAAGGAGTAATTCGCCCTCATTAGATCCTCCAATAAGGACTGGCTCTTCATAACTTGTCAAAGCCATTATCTCAGCATCATCCACAGACAATGCTGCAAGTCGCTCATCACGGGACATCTTTAGATATCCAGTTCGTGAAACGCCCGTTGTGCGGGGTGATCCAACTTTAGAAAATGAAGGTACGATAACAATTGTATTCATATTTGTGATTGGCCAGTTAAGGCCGGCTTTTCCACTGAATAAGGTACTAAACTGCAAACATTCAGTAGCAAGTTTGCAGAATGGGTAAATCATGCTAGTTTTATACCGCAACTAGAATGGTGTTGAGTACCAATATCAACACTTTAACGCGGGTGCGTTTGACGCACAATGGGGATCATGCCTCCCAACTTTTAGTGCTCGCATCTAGTGTATATGGTTTCGTCTCTAAAATGACAAAGAAACCCACTGTCGATCCGAATCACACTAAAACAAAGATAGTGCAAACGCTTCTCAAATTGAGATTCTCTACTCAGAACGTTAAGCCAACCTAATTGACATATAAAGAAGATGATCACTTGGTCACATTGTAACAATGCCCTAGACCACTTCTCAAATCTTCTATATATTATAATACAGGTTTTGC